ACCCCGTTATGGCAAGGGGATCAGCCAGTAGCCGAGGCGCTTTCAACCTGGAGTAAGCAATGAGAGATCGCATCTTCCTGTGGCTTTCGGTGGTCTTCCTGTCCACCCTGGCCTTCCTGAGTCAAACCTTCAAGACCTTCGTCATCTCCCCGGCCGCCGCCATCCTGGTCGGCGCCAAGCGTTCCGTTTCCGCCTTCGTGCTGGCCAAGTTCGGCGGCTCGCGTCTGGGCCTGCCCTTTTTGAACTACACCAACTCCGCCAAGACCGAGGCCGCCGCCGTGCGACAGCGTGCCGAGAAGCGCCAGACCACGGCCGGCTGGCGATTGTGCCCGTCCGTCTGATTTGGCCTGGTCGGCGCTGATGCGCCAGTGAAGAAAAGCGCCTCGGTGATCCCGGGGCGCTTTGCAATGGATCAAACCTTGGCTCATTGCAAAGCGGGCACGCCTCCGGTTGGTCCGGGGCCTTCCAAGCCTTCGCGCAGGGGTTCGATTCCCCTCGCCCGCTCCAAACTAAAGGAAAGCCATGGAAGGCTGGGACGATTAAACGGGCTGCGCGCTGGAGCGCAGAAAGGCCCTGCAAGCCATTCCTGCACGGTTCGATCCCGTGGCGGTCCACCACATTCAGCGCTGTAGAACATCGGCAGTTCGCCGGGCTCATAACTCGGAGGTAGTGGGTTCAATTCCCGCCAGCGCAACCAGTTCCAAGGGCTCACTCCATCGCCCAATCAGCCACCGTGCACAGACGGGAGCGATGCCCTGGATTCAACCACCAGTAATCACAGCCGAGCCCGACGGCGCAGCATCCTGACCAGGTGCTGGGTTTTTCCTCGATCCGCGCTCGGTCGGGTAATCGAGGCATGAGCGAGAACGGCAGCGCCCTGCCGGGGCATCCCGGTAAGGCCGCGCAGCATGGCTGCAGAGCCGGCAGATGCCGCAAGGGCGCAATCTCAACACCACGAAGGAAAGCACATCATGGATGACATGGAAGCCGGCGCAGCGCCTGCCGCCGAAGGCGGGGGTGGATACGAAATCTGCATCGCCGTGGGCGCCGACGGTTCCCTGAGCGTGGGCGTGGAGCGCGAGGGCGCGGAGGTGGCCCAAGCCATGCCCCCCGGTGGCGGCCAGCCCATGGAGATGATGGCGGCCGGCGAAGAAGCGGCCTACCAGCCGGCGGGCAGCATCAAGGAGGCGGTGACGATGGCCCTGGAGATCTACCGCGCCAATGGCCAGATGCCTGACGACGGCGGCCAAGCCGACTTCGACAGCGGCTACACCAACCGCATGCCGGTGTGAGGACGCCATGCCCAAGGCCATCCTGACCATCGACGACACGCCCGACGGCGAAATGAAGCTGGACCTCTTCCTGGAGGGCGGCTTCCAAGTCGACAGCAACGCGCACCAGGCCGCGAACCTGCTGATCAAGTACCTGAACGACCACGGTGACGTCACCAGCCGCAGCGAAGTCCGCGAACTGACGGGTGACGAGGCCCAAGCCGTGCTCGACGCCGCCAACGCACGGCAAGCCGTGGGCGATGCCCACCCAGATTCGATCGCGATCCACAAGCAGCCGGTGCTGCAGCTGGTCGCGCCCTGATCACCCTACCAAGGAAGACACCATGAAAACCGAACTGATTGCCCGCGTTTGCCACGAGGTGAACCGCGCCTACTGCCAGGCTCTGGGCGACATGAGTCAGCCGGCGTGGGAAGACGCCCCGCAGTGGCAGAAGGACAGCGCGCTGCTCGGCGTGAACCTGCATACCGTCCAGGACGTGGGCCCCGAGGCCAGCCACGAGAGCTGGATGGCGCAGAAGGTGGCCGATGGCTGGGTCTACGGGCCGGCCAAAGACCCCGAAGCCAAAACCCATCCCTGCATCGTTCCGTTTGACCAGCTGCCACGCGAGCAGCAGGCCAAGGACTACATCTTCCGCGCTGTCGTGCACGCGCTGCGCTCCACGGCGCCCGCAGATTTCCCTGGGCATCAAGCCGTGTTCAAGATCCCGTGCCGCAACACCGCCAGCGGTGAAGTGGTGGAGTTCGACACCCTGCAGGAGGTGGCCAACCACCTCGCCGCCCAGGAACACCCCGGTGACTGGACTGGCTTTGAGCCCTTCGGCCAGTTGCCGGAGCCCAGCGAGGTGGTGGAGCAAACCGAAGACGAAACGCCCGCCAGCCAAACCGGCCTGGTCGGCGAGCTCAAGAGCGCTGTCAAGAAGGCGGCCAAGAAGGCCTGACGTGATCCGCTTCCGCCACAAGGGCTGCCGGTCCGAGGTGATCCGGTACATCGGAGAAGCAGATCTGGGGCCTGGGATGCGACTGACCCGTTCCGAATGGCTGTTGCCGAACGGAAAACACCCGACCCGGTTCCAGCTTCCGCTGTGCCCCGACTGCGGACGGGCGGCGGCGATTGACCAACGCGGGGATGACCGCATCGAGCCCATCCCTGAACCCGTAGCAGCCTGACCATGGCCACAGCCAAGAAAAAGCCCGCAGCGAAGAAGCAGCCGCCACGGGCGGCACCCGCCAAGGCAAAGAGTGTGGCGCAGCCACAGAAGAAGGCGCATCCCCCCCAGACACCCCCCACCCCGCAGGACACCGGGATTGAATGGGCCCAGGTCGAGATGCACTACCGCGCAGGCATTCGATCCCTCAAGGACATTGGTGCCGAATTCGGTGTTTCCGACGCCGGCATCATCAAGCGTGCCAAGCGTGACGGCTGGACCAGGGACCTGACGGCACGCATCCGCCAGAAGGCAGAGGCCAAGGTTAGTGCGGCAGCGGTTAGCAAAGAGGTTAGCGCCGCCAAGAAGGTTAGCGAAGACGCTATCGTCGACGCCAACGCTGATCAGCAGTTCCAGGTCCGCATCGAGCACCGGGAAGACATCAAGCGGACGCGCCACCTGTTCAAGGCGCTGCTGCTGGAGATCGAGGGCCTGACAACCCACGGCAACTTGGCCGAGCAGCTGATTGAACTACTGGTGGATGACGGCGGCGACAAACCGACCAAGGCCGAGGAGGATCGAGTGCGCAGGATGCGCGAGACCCTGGACAAGATACTGTCGATGTCGGGCCGCGTGGACAGCGCCAAGAAGCTGACGGACATGCTGGAGAAGCTGGTTGTCATGGAGCGCGTGGCGTACGGAATCGATGACCGTCGTGGAGGCGGTGGCCAAGTCGGTGACATCTCGATCACGTTCTGATGAGCATCAACTACAAGGCCGAGCCGACCGCCAGCAGGTTCCATCGGTCCACAGCGTTTGTGCGCGGGTTACGCGGGCCGATCGGCACCGGGAAATCGGTGACCTGCTGCATGGAGATCATCCGCCGCGGAGTGGAGCAGGCGGCGTACAACGGTGTCAGAAAGACGCGCTGGGCGGCGGTTCGCAACAGCTACCCGGAGCTGAAGTCCACGACCATCAAGACGTGGGAGGATTGGGCGCCAGGCGCAGCGACGGTGTTCAGTGCTCCCATCGTCTCGGTTTTCACGCGGCGCATGCCTGATGGCACCACGGTGGAGATCGAACTGCTGTTCCTCTCACTGGACCGGCCGGATGACGTGAAGAAGCTGAAGTCCCTGGACCTGACAGGGATCTGGCTCAACGAGGTCAGCGAACTGCCAAAGGCGGTTTTCGACATGGCCACTGGCCGTGTGGGGCGCTTCCCGAGCAAGGCCCAGGGCGGCTGCACATGGTCTGGCGTGATCATGGACACCAATTCGCCGGATGACGACCATTGGTACTACATGCTGGCCGAGGAGCCGACGCCAGATGAATTGGAGCAGCGCGCAGACCTCGTGCGCCAGCTCGTTGGAATGGGGCTCATGGAGCCTGACCAGTTGCTCTACGAGTTTTTCGCGCAGCCTGGCGCGCTGGTGAAAACGCCGGATGGCAAGTACATCCCGAACCCAGAGGCCGAGAACGTCCAGAACCACAGCATGGGCTATGGCTACTGGCTCCGCCAAGTGGCTGGTAAGAACGACCAGTGGATCAAGGTCTTCATCCTGGGGCAGTACGGCAGCGTGCACGACGGCAAGCCGGTGTACCAGGAGTACAACGACGCCCTGCATGCGCGCCAGATCTACCCAGTGCAAGGCGCCAAGCTGACCATTGGCCTGGACTTTGGCTTGACGCCGGCCGCAGTCATCACGCAGAACGATGCGCGTGGCCGGCTGCTGGTGCTAGATGAGATTTGCGGCGAAGACATGGGCATCAGGCAGTTCCTGGAAGATTTGCTGATCCCGTACCTGATGACGAATTACGCGGCGTGGTGGGCCAAGAAAGACACCATGGTCGAGTTGATCGGCGACCCGGCTGGCGAGCAGAAGGCGCAGACCGATGAGAAGTCCTGCTTCCAGGAAGTGCGCGCGAAGCAGATGAAGATCAGGGCCGCCAAGACGAATGCCTTTCTGCCGCGCCGCGGGGCGGTAGCCTGGTATCTCTCGAAACTGGTCAACGGGCAGGCGGCATTCTTGCTGGACGAGGACTGCAAGATGTTGCGCAAGGGCTTCAACGGCGGCTACAAATACCGCCGCGTGCAAGTCATCGGCGACGAGCGGTACACCGACGAGCCCGTCAAGAACAAGTTTTCTCACCCGCACGACGCGCTGCAGTACGCGGCGCTGGAAACCGGTGGGATTCAGGCCGTGCGCGCGCGCAGCGAGACGCCGCGAGTCCAGGCTTACTCACAACACATCCCCAGCGCAGGCATGCTGGGCTGACAGACAACATCCAAGGAGCCAGCCATGGCAACAGTAGTTCCGACAGTTTCACCGAACACCGCGCTGGCGGCCACGCCCGGCCAGACCCTGGAGGCGAGCTGGGCCCTGACGACGGCGAACGCCGATGGCCGCGGCCTGGATGTCAGCGGCTTCGACAAGCTGGTGTTCCAGGGCGTCGCGGGCACGGCCGGCAGCGCCACTCTGGGTGCCGAGGGCAGCCTGGACGGCACCAACTGGATCGCGCTTACCAAGGCTGGCGGCACCACGGCGGCGACGTTGACGGCGTCGGGGCTCTTCGAGGTCAATGAGCGCCCGAAGTTCGTGCGGCCCAACCTGAGCACGCCAGGAACCGGTGCCATCTGGACCGCCCGCCTTTTCGCCAGCAAGTAAACCATGGCCCTCCAAGCCTACGATTCGGACCTGCCGGACGAGCTGCAGGGGCGCACGTCTTCGGATGACGGAGACGCTGCGCAGGACCTGGAGACGTTTCAGCGCGAGCAGGAAAAGCGCGAAAACCGGCTGAACGACATCAGCACCGCCGTGCTTAGCCTGCGTGAGGACGCGGTGCGCGCGCGCCGCGAATCCGGCATCGAGCAGATCTGGGCCGATTGCGAGGACGCCTACCTTGGCATCGACGACCTGAACCGGCCCGCCGAGCGCGGCCGATGGTCGAAACCGACGAGCATGGTGGGGCCGGTCACCAAGGACACCGGCCGCCAGGCGAACCGCAAGTCCACGGCTTTCGTGCGGCTCACCGCGCGGTACGTCGACATGGGCGCAGCCAAGATCAGCGAGATCATTCTGCCGATCGACGACAAGGCGTTCAGCTTCGGGCCGACGCCGGTCCCTGAACTGGCTGAAAAAGTGGAAGACGCCACGCCAGTTGCAGGGCCGGACGGCCAGGCGCTGATGCGCCAGCAGACCGAGGATGAGGCGGCGCAGGCCGCCCAGCAGGCCCAAGCCATTCCTGGCCAGCCGCAAACGCCTGTCGCCCAGGCGGTCCAGGTCACAGTGGGCGACCTGGCCAAGCGCCAGATGGAGAAGGCAAAGCAGAGCGCGGAGAAGGCGGAGAAGCGAATCTACGACTGGATGGTGGAAAGCCGCTACCCGATGCAGATGCGCAAGGTCCTGTTCGACGCCGCGCGCATCGGTGTCGGCATCCTCAAGGGCCCGTACCCCGAGAACCGCCGGGGGCAGAAGTTCAGCATCGAGAACGGCGAGGCCATGCTGACGCTGGTCAACCGCGTGGCCCCGGCCTGCAAGTGGATCAATCCCTGGAATTTCTTTCCCCACCGCGCTTGCGGCGAGGATGTGCACACCGGGGACGGGGTCTTCGAGTACGACACCATCAGCGAGGCCACGCTGCGCGGTCTCAAGGAAGCCCAGGACGAACTGGGCAAGCGCATCTACATCGGCAGCCAGATCGACAAGGTCATCGAAGAGGGGCCGCAGCGCCAAAAGGAATTCGACGGCCGCAACCCAGCCGAGACCAACAACACGGAGCGCAACGGCCAGTACGGTATCTGGTACTTCACGGGCACGCTCAAGCGTTCGGACTTCCTGAGTTGCGAGCCCTCCATCGGTGACGACGATCTGCCTGATGCCCTGCAGCACATCAACTGCATCATCACCATGGTCAATGACTGCGTGATCGGCGCCACGCTGAACCCGCTGGACACCGGGAGCTTCCCCTACCAGGTCTTCCAGTGGAGCCGCCGCGCCGGGTACTGGGCTGGGGTCGGGGTCGCTGAGCAGGTGGCGCTCCCGCAGCAGATCGTCAACGCCGGCACTCGGCGCCTGCTGGACAACGCCGGCATCAGCAGCGGCGCGCAGATCGCCGTGCGCCAGGGCGGCATCGTCCCGGCCGACGGCAACTGGACGATCACGCCGGACAAGCTGTGGTTCATGACGGAGGAGGCCGGCAGCGATGACATCCGCAAGGTGTTCATGTCCGTGGAGTTCCCGAACCTGGGCACGCAGATCATGGCGATCATCCAGTACGGTTTCAAGCTGGCCGAGGAAGCCAGCAACATCCCGTTGATCAGCCAGGGCCAGACCGGCCCCCAGGACCCGCAGACCTTCGGCCAAGCCGAGCTGCAGAACAACAACGCCAACAGCCTGCTGCGCAACATCGCTTACAACGTCGACGACTGCATCACCGAGCCCTTCGTCAACCGGTGCTACGAGTGGCTGCTGATGGACCCCTCGGTGCCCGAGGACGAGAAGGGCGATTTCGAGATCAACGCCCGCGGCTCCATTGCGATGGTCGAAAAGGCCATCCAGGAGCAGACCTTGGCCATGCTGGGCGCGATGACGCTGAATCCGGCCTACGGCATGGACCCGAAGCGCTGGGCCGAGGAGTTTGTCCGCGTCAAGCGCATGGACCCGTCGAGGCTCAAGTACACGGAGGACGAGCAGAAGAAGATGGCCAGTCAGCCGCCGCCCGAGGCGCCTGTCGTCACCGCGGCGAAGATCAGGGCCGCCAGTTCCGAGAAGATCGCCCAGGCCCGCGACCAGGTCACGATGCAGAAGTCCAAGATGGATACCGACCGCGACACGGCCTACACGCAGTCCCTGGAGCGGCGCGACGCCACGATGGCGGCGAACCGGCGCGAGGAACTGGCGATCAAGCGCGAGATCGCCTACCTCACGCTGCAGATCAACAAGGGCATCAGCGTGGACACCAACAAGACAAAGCTGGCGGATACCGTCATGAAGTTGCAGACTACCAAGCAGTTGGCGATGAACGGCGCGCGCGCGGCCAGCATGCCGACGCCTCCCGTCGAGCCCCCGGGCCGAGCGCCTGCCGGCCAGTCTTTCCAGAGGTAAGGCGACATGATCGAGGAATTCATCGGCCGCACCTTCGCCGCGCGCAATATCGCGCACGTCGCCCACCTGGGCACGAAGAGCTACGCCGACCACAAGGCCCTGGGCCATTTCTATGAGGACCTGGTCCCGGCTGTCGATGCCGTGGCTGAGTGCTACCAGGGCCACTTCGGCCCCATTGGTGAGATCGAGATCGCGCACGGCGAGCACGACAACATCGCCGCCTACCTGCGCGAGGAGGCCGACTGGATCGAGGCCAACCGCGACGAGATCGCCGGAGACAGCCCGCACGTCGCCAACTTGGTGGACGCCGTGACGGCGATCTACACGCGCTGCGTTTATCGTCTGGAGAACCTGTCGTGATGCAGCAGCCCATCAACGCCCCGAAGCCGCAGTTCCGTCTCAAGCAGCACGAGCGCGGCTCTGAGGTCTGGATCAGCCTGGAGCGCCATCTGACCGAGCGCCTGCAGACGCTGCGCCAGCAGAACGACGCCAACCAGACAGACGAGTCGACCGCCTACCTGCGCGGCCGCATCGCAGAAATCAAGGCCTTGCTGAACCTCGGCAAGGACCAACCGAATCCGTCGCCCGGCGCATAGCCGCACGACAGTCGTGGCAGCCCACGGGAATCCAATTCCGCCGGCTGCTGATCCCGCGAGACCCCGAAAGGGTCTTGAATCATTGGAGCCAAAAGCATGGAGAACGAGTTGGAAGCTGGCCAGCAGGAGCTGGTCGACGAAGGACGACAGGAACAGCAGACGCAAGACGAAGGCATGGACGCCGACTTCGATAGCGGCTTTGCAGGCACTCCCACGGAAACGCCGGAGAAGCCAGCAGCCAGCAGCGCAGAAGGTGCCCAGGCCCAGGAATCCACCGCAGCCACCGAGAACCAGGCACAACCTGGCGCGCAGCCCACGGAAACGCCGGCCGCGCCCAAGTACGTGCAGATCACCGAAACCGAGTTCGTCGCGCTCAAGGCTTTGCCGCAGCGCCTGGACCAGGCCTTCGGCAAGATCGGTGGTGTCGAACGCATCATGCAGACCCTGCAGACGCAGCAGAGCCGGCAGCCGTCAGGCGAGCCGCTGAAGCTGTCGGAAGCCGATTTCGCCGAACTCAAGACCGAGTACCCGGAACTGGCGGACCTGCACATCAAGGGCATGCAGCGCGTTCTGGAGCGCATCAACATCCCGGGCGCAGACCCGCAGGCCATCGACAAGGTGGTCGGCGAGCGAACGGCTGCGTTGCGCACCGAGCTCGTGGATTCGCGTCTCGATGAGATCGTGGATGGCGACTGGCGCCAGGAAATCAACACGCCCAAGTACAAGGACTGGATTTCGAGCCAGCCCGAGGATGTTCAGGCGCTTGGCGATTCCGATAGCCTGCGCGACGCCGCGACCCTCTTGCGCAAGTTCAGGTCCTTCCGAGACACGCCGCCGCCGGCAACAGCCCAGCCAACCCAAGCCGCAACCTCCAACGTGAAGAGTCGCGCGATCGCAGCCGCCGTGCC